CTCGCATCATGACTGACACACATGAGCATAAATTTATAGATCTGGACACTATTGATTTAAGTATTTTGCATAATCATACTGAGCAAAAAAACACAGTTTCTAGGAGTTTCGCCCGAGAATCTCATAAACATTTTAAAGAATATGCATCAGATATTAAATTATTAATAATTAAATCAACAATACTAAACCATATACAATTAATTCAAGAAATTAATGAAAGTGATGATAAAAGTATTTTATTTAGAATGTTCAGTAATTTAAAGAATATGCTGATATTACACGGGCCCGAACTTAATAAATCATCACATGTGTTAAATGATATATCAAAAGTATTGTCTATATTACCACTTGATTATAATAGATATGTTATACATAAGATGTTAAAAAATATTAAATTAGGATTATGCGAAGAAAATTTACATTTTCGTGATGTTAGTATTGAAATATCTAATATACCACCGATATCGGCCGAAGAACGTCTATTAATAGAGCGTAAACTACCGCAATTTAACTATTCTAAACAAATAAAAAAAAATGTTAAGCCATTTACTGTAAATCAGATAGTTGGGGCAAAAGACAAAGAAAATAATTGGTGGTTAAGTAGGGTATTACACGTATATGACGCCCCGCATGATAATATTTATTGGTACTATATAAGGTTTGAAGGATGGGGTGCAATACACGATGAATGGATTAGTAGTAGAACGTATAGAGTGCGTGAATATAATCCTCGAAAACATTTCCTTAAACGTAGTTCTTAAACAGATTTCTTAAATAGATTTCTTTATTTTTTTAATCAATATCCAGGCTAAAGCCATAGTTATAGCATCGGCGATGTCATCATAATTAGACTTTTTAATTTCTGATATCATATTAATAGAATTTTTAGAATTAAGCCAATGTATCATATTGGCTATACTATGTTTTTTATTAGCATCGTATTTTTTATTATATTTTTGTAAAAAGTAATTATAATCCTGACCATTTACTAAATTAATTTTATTTTTCAATGACGGCCCTATTATTTCTATAGAAAATTTATTATTTATGGGAGTATCGTTAACTATATTAGCACTTTTAAAATTGCAATCGTTATTACTATAATGGTATAAAATCTGGGAACACACGTTTCTACTTTTATCATTTGGACCCATTTGATATTCCAATAATATTTTAATAGGGGTGTCTAAAAAATTCTCTATTTTTTTATCTATATTTATTAAATATCCCTTTAATCTAGATGACCTTAAAACCGCATCTGTTTCTTTTATCTTTTTATTTGGTATCAAATCTACAACATCAAAAAATATTGGTTGTATAATATTATCTACTAATTTTTCAATTAAATCGATATGTTTTAATGCAGATTGGCATAGTAATAATGCATTACAATCTATATTTGAATTAAATGATTGGCGTATTTCGTTTAATTCGTCATGCCATTTATCATTATATTTCATGACTGATACGGCTAAAGATTTGGATGCTATATCATAACTAATAATAATCATATATTATTAATGTTGTGATATAATTTTAAAAGTAATATCAAAAGTAATATCAATTAGATACAAACTAACATAACAAATATACTTATTAATTTTTATTATGGAAAATAATCTTAACGATCCTAAAAATATAGCTGGATTATCAAGTTTATTAAGGGACGATGATATCGACTCAAATATGGACTTAGCAGAATTAGAAAGAGAAATTGCAAATGGAATTACAAATGATAATAGTGAAGAAATAGTAAATGTCGCTGAAAACTATAGACAAGAAATGATACGTTTATCTCGTAATTTTGATATAGGAATTTCATCTAATAATGATTCCAGTTTCAGTAAAAAACAAGAGTCTCCAGTTTCATCACCGACCAATTCAGTGAAGTCAAGGCATTCACCTATTATAAAACCTCAGGAGACGTTCTCTAGAAATGTTTATAATTCGCCAAAGAATACAGCATCAAATTGGGATAATTTCGAACCTGGTGATTCTCAACTAAAAAATATGACACAAGAAGAAAAACGGCAGGATAGAATAAGTCAAGTTTTGCACGATATTGATGACCGAGAATTAGAATTTAATATAGAAAAAGAAAAAGATGAAGATGCAAAGGCATCGCTTCTTGAGCAAATTGATATGTTAAAAATTACTTTGGAAGACGATGGTGTCGATATTTCAGGGGTTCCTTCTATAAGTAAAAACAGTAATATGAAGGAAATTCACAATGTTTATAAAATTTTACGTCTAAAGAATGATAGAAATCGTTATTGTAGTTTTGCCGAGGAGCTAATTTTATCAGGTGCCTATGGAATGGAATATTTATTCGATGGAAAAAAAGAATGGTTTTCTAAAAAACCCGACCTAACAGGATGGTCTTCTACTGTAAAGGTTAAACTGCGTCGAATGCGGTTTGAAACGTCAACATTCGTTCAAGAGGTAATGCAAGAATATAATATGTCGGCTGGTATGCGATTGGCTTTAGAATTACTACCATCAATGTTTCTTTATAGTAGAAACCGAAGATTAAGCCAGAATGATAATTTAGTTTCAGATGATGAATATAAAAAAGCAATCAGTAATTTGAATTCAATGTAATCGATAATACTATAATACCCTAATATATTTCATTTTAGGGCGTTATATTGCATATGGTCTTTAAAATTTATTAAAAAATTGATTTATTTTTATTATAATTAAACTCGAGTGGATTTCCCCACATAATACAAATGCCTCGCCCATGTACTACGATAAGCCAACTAGTGTATGATGAATATAAGGGTAATCCTAATAATCAATCATATCCTACTCTTGAAGAAGCCAAGATAATACTTAATATAATAAATAAATATTTAGAAAGCGTGGAATATTCTAAAGGGATTACCTTTGTTAATATTAAACAGTCTTTATATCATCGAAAAATATTTCTGGAAGAGTATATAAATAATTACTTTGCTATCACTTGTAATATTAGTTCATTAACTGATCCAAATTTTACAGCTATATTAGTTGTTATAAATTATGCTATTTCTAGATACCCTCGGCGAACCCCAATTGTATTCCGAGAAGTGTCTTTGACTCTACTAAAAGATAAATCACCCACGATAACTTGGATAGGGAATGGAACCTTTGGGTTAAGAATTAGAACACTTGGAGCAAATCCTGGGAAAAGTATAATAACAGGGGTTATTCTTATTGGTTCTGTTAATACAAGAGAAGTTGTATTAACTTTATTTAACGCCGAAAAAATTTGTATAAGACCAGGCGATTGTATAATTCATAACGGCATTCCTGTTTATAAACTTTGTATTAATAAATGAATATGGATGTGTAATTATTTTTTTAATAATTTTATTCATTTAATTATATTAATTAAAAAATGATTTTAGGTGGCGACAATAATGTCGGTAAAATATTATTAGGGCTTGTAGTAATAGGTTCGATTGTTGGTTTAATTGCATTATTTATATATTTTATGAATGATGAATCAACCACCGCAAATGAATCGACTCCTGCCAAACCAACTGGAACAAACCCTGCCGTTTCACCGGCTCCGTTGTCAGAATGGGCAAAAAGTAATAATTATATATCGGGGCCGACTCAATCAAATGATGGAGTTGATGCTTTAAAAAAATATACTAAAGTTGCAAATAGATATGCGTTGGCGTTAAAACCTGATTATATAAAAGGTTCGGGAGAACATTCGACTAAATATTATCCAGAAAGTAAAGAATGGCAAGCTGTTAAACCAACAGCCGGTGCTTTAATATTTGATAATCCCGGATTATGCGCGGCTGAATGTGATAAATATCCTAAATGTAAATCATTTTATTGGGATTCACAACAAAGTCCGGGTGCGTGTTTTCTAGGAACAGGATTCGATCCAAATACTCCCGATATTGGTGAAACTTCGACAACATACTATAAACCATAAACTTAAGTGCTATATCGCAATACAGCGCTGCCATTTTTAATTAATAAAAAGTTAATAGCATCAGCCAAAACAATTAAATCGACAGGATTCGATTCTGATATTAATGCCGATGTGTATTTTATAAAAAATTCACGAGCTCTAGATAAATTGATATGCCCCGATGGCTGATGAACTCCAGGATAAAAATTAAAATTAATCATATACCAACCCCTATCATCGGGGGTATTACTTTTTTCACCAAATCTATAGGGTAAATATGAATTATAAAATGATTCATTAATATTATTAAATATATTTATTCCATGTGCCACTATACCAATTTTATTAACAGTAGGGGTTTCTTTATAATACCGCGAAACATTAATGGCCAATTGTTGCGTAAAAATCTCGAACGTAGTAGTGTCATCGGGGATTATCTGGTCAATCCAATCAGTTGTTATAGTGATGATGTGATTTGGGCCTCCGTATGATAATACCGTATATCTATTTGATTGAATATTTGTTTTTGAATATCCTTTGCCGCCCGTAATAACTATATCATAATTATTATAGAAATTAACGGCATTCGATAGAGCAGGGCCGCTTATATAAGTAATTTGCACTGTATTTTTTGTAGCTGTTATAGTCCCTGCATTCATAATAGTGGAATTATTTTTAGCGACTACTGGTAATTTAATATCATTAGGCGTTAAAATAGTGTTTTTATGCCAGAACTGACTTAATTCAAGATTTTTCCTGGGTCGAAACGCCACATATAGGCATTCTGTGGGCCATTTCAAACTATTGAGTAGTAAATCATTAGTATTAGTGATTGTTTCTAAATGTCTAATATGCACCCTAATAAGAGAAAACCCAAATTTTTTAAGAAATATATTATGTATTTCAGGATTCATAAAAATATTATTAATATATAGTTCAGATGTAATTGTAGGCGCCGAATATAGACCATTGCCGCCATAATCGGCATATCCAACTATTTCAGCAGCCGTTGCAAATGTAACAGATATTTTTGTCTGACCATATGGTATTGCTACTGTAGGTACGGCGTTATGAATATCTTTAAACCAGAATAGTAAAGGGATCCATAATTCGACATAATCATGAGACTGTTTAAACGTTTGATTACCATCGCCGAATGTTTTATATTCTCGGTGTAAATCAAATGTAGGATCTGCGGTTAAGAATGCTT